TCACGGGGTCGGGCTCGGGGTCGAAGGGACGAGCTGGAAGATATCGCCGGGCACGCAGCCGCTTTTCGCGCGGAAGTAGATGGCGCTCTCGCTCACATCGAGGGTGTAGTAGCTGCCGTCGGAGTGGGTGCCGGTGAGGTAGGGCGGGTCGGAGAGGATCCAGCGGGGTGGGGTGAGGTTCGTGTCCCGCTCAACCGTCACATCATGGCCCCGCTCCTGCCACGCCCTCTGCGCCTGCACGATGAGATCCGCCGGCGCACCCGACAACGGCGCGGTACGCGACGCTGCCATGCTCCACTTCACCCGTCCCCCTGACGAATCGTCAGAGCAAGCAAGCCATGAACCATCGACGTCCCAGCCGTCGGGTGCTGTCGCGGCGGCGCTGGCCTGGTAGAGGTCCATGATCTGTGCTTTGACTTGTTCAGGAGTCATGTCCGGTCCCTTCGGGGTGGGGTCGCCTGCGGGTGCGCACGCGGTCAGCAACAGGGCGAGCGCGAGCCCGGCCGGGACGAGGGGGGCGAGGATGCGTGTGTTCATGGTCACTTGATGCCGTTCCATCCGTGCGGGTAGTACGACCCGAGACCGTCCGTGTAGGGCGGGGTGGGGATGACCTCGCCACCACTCCCCACCGTAGCCAGGGCGGCGTTGTACTGGGCCGTGGTGTTGGGGTCGAGGTAACTGTAAGTGGTGGACCCGTCACCGAACGGGCCGTGCTTGTCCACTGCGCGCAAAGCCTCCCCGCTGGGGGTAGTGGCCGCTTCGGAGCTGAACTCGTGCGCTCCGAAAGACGGGGTGGTTGGGTCGATACGGGGTTGGCCGACCACCCAGGCCGTGGTCTGGCCGATGCGAGCCCACCCGTCGTGGTCGGCCTGCGAGGCGAACACCTGCCCCGGCGGGACGTCCATGTCCGCGACGTTGTCGACCTGGCTGTCGACACCGGCTGAGCCCAGCAGAACGACGTGATCGGCGTGCGCCTGGGTCAGTGCGAGGACGGTGACGTTCGTGCCGTACGAGTGCGCCACAACCGATATCGACGCCGGAGCCCCGGTCGCGGTGTGCACCGCGGCCATCGAGGTGAGATCCTTCGCCAACGCCGGCGCCCCCTCCTGCGCCTTCCCGTTGAACGCCACATCCACCGGAGCATCATTCATCGGCGGGTGATACCCCAACCACGCAACGACGCCGTAGCTCTCAGCCGGTCCGCCATCGATACGAGCCTGCCTCGCCTGGAGGCGTATAGCGGCGTCGACGTATGTCATCATGTCGCCCTGCACGTTGGAGTTCATGCCCGGCACGATGAACGACACGTTCTTCGCCGCATCCAGATCGCCGACCGCGACCTGCGCCAAGGGCGGCACGTCCAGCACCACCGACACCAGGGTGCGGCCTTGGGCGGACTTCTTGAGTGCTTCGAGGGCGGCGAGTTGGTCGGGGGCGGTGGACGGGTCGTGTCGGGCGTCGTCGATGGCCTGGTCCAGCACGATCCGGTTCGCCTCATCCCGCGCGTGGTACGCCACACCACCGAGGTTGCCGATCACGGCCGGGATCGCGTGGATCAACGCACCCTGCTGATCACCATCCAATCCCGGCCACCAGGCCGCGACATCCTCCGGCGACGCCTGCGACAGGAGCGTGACCAGGTCAGGGCGAGCCGCCAACAACGTGGCAACATCAGACCCGTGCAGAGACTTCAGCACAGACAGCGCCGTCGCCGAAGTCACCGGCCCCGCTCCCAGGGCTGCACCCGCCGACGCCCACATCGACCCGGCATCCACGTGCAACAGCTCGGTCGCGGCCCGCACCTCCGCCGCGGCCGTACGGGCCGCGTCGCTCACCCACCCGCGGGCCTCGGCCAACCAGCCCGCAGCCTTCGCGAACGCCTCACCACTGGTCCCCGGGGCCGTCCAATCCGAACCCCCACTGAACACCAACGGCCAGGTATTCAGCACCAGCTCCCCGGCCCCGGGTCCTCCCGCCGCCTCCGCCTGCTCTCGCCGTTGCAGCCCCTCCGCGTAGTCCCACCCGTCGATCGCGATGGTCGCACGCTGGCGAGCCTTCTCCAACGCCGACCGATACACCCGCATCGCCGTCGCCACCCGCGACAACGCGTCCTCGGCGTCCGACCACGCCCTCGCCAACCGCGTCACCCGCACCGTGTACGCATCCGCGGCCGTGCCCGTCCAATCGTCGATGCTCTTCTTCCGACCGACGATGTCCGCCGCCTGCCCCGCCACACCCGCACGCCGTTCACACAAGGCCACGATCGCGTCGATGTCCCCGAACGACCCGGGCACCAACGCGACCGGATCGGTGGTCTGCCCCAACTCGGCCATCAGAACTCCCCCGCCCGACACACGTCCTGCACACCCTCACCATCGGCCGCTTCATACAAACCAGCCGATGCCGTCAACGTCCGCGCGACACCCTCCGCCTCTGACACCCGCTGCATCCACCCACCCGTGAGCGCGTCCATGAAAGCTGACAGCGCTGACACGAGTCCCGCATCACCCGCATTCCCCGTCGCCGCCGTCGTGGTCTCGCCCTCGGTGATCTGCACGGCATCCCCAACGACAGAAGCCGCCGTCCGCAGCCCCTCCGGATCCACCGCCCACCCACTCACGTCGCACACAGTACCGACCACGCCCGCAGATCCGCACCCTGCCGTCACGAAATCACCCGCTACCCACCCGCGGCGTCAATCGAACCGGCCCGGAGCAGAGCTGGCTGACATCGACATCTCGCGCCTGGACGAACTGACCGAACTTCTCGTGCCTCAGAGAAGTGTGACCTGATCGGCAGATCGCTCAATACGCCGCGAACGTCCGCTCCGAGGCGAACGCATATCGCGTCAGCAACCTGTCCGCGGCGTCCGACGCGAGCCGGTCGGTCGACGTTGGCTCACTCCACAGCCCCGGATTTCCGCGGCTGTAGACTGCCGTCATGGCTGATTCCTCGTTCGACATAGTTTCCAGATAACGGTCGACCAAAAAGCCCCCGGCAAGAGCCGGGGGCTTTCGATGTTTCTGGGGGGGCTTAGTTGACGTCCTCCCACGAGGGGACGATGCGCCACCGTTTCGCGCGCTCGCCACGATGCTTCGCGGGTCGGACCTCGATACGGGCGATGAGCGGCCGCAGGATCGCGTTACGAACGCTCGGCGTCATCGAAGGCCACTGCCGCCGTAGATCGGGCGAGACGTTTGCCGGGGCCGCCTCCCGCACGGGGTTTCGGGCCGAGGCGTGCAATCGCCGCTCGGCGTCCGCGCGCTCGGCTTCGAGCTGCCCGACAGTGCGCCTGTAGACCTCGGCCGGGATTGCATCATCCGCGAACTTGAGAGTCAGGCTCACGATACGCGCCTCGATTCTTTCGAGCTGCTGCTGCGCGCGCCTGCCGGTCAGCTCGACGCGCTCGGCGCGCTCGACCGTCTTCTCGACTGCCGCCTTTCGCTCGCTGAGTTCGTCGGCGAGCCGCAGCACCCACGCCTCGACGTCGGCCTCGATATGCGTCGCGGTGATCGCGACCCTTGAAACGCTCGCGATCCTCGATCCCCGACTGCACTGATAGAAGCGCTTCGCAGCCTGCACGTTCCCGTGCATGGGGCCGCCGCAGTCGGTGCAGATGAGCAGGCCGGAGAGCATGGGAGAGCCGGAGCGGACCCGCTGCTTCGTGCGCGCCCGACGCGCCGCGACGAAGGCGTCCCACGTCTCCTGGTCGATCACCGGCTCGTGCGCGCCTGGGCGAAACTCCCGCTCCCAGACGGGGAGCTTCGGCGCGGCCGCGTCGGGGTTGCCCTTCGGGCGCGGCGGGGTCCGCACGAGCAGCCCGGCACCGAAACCGGAGTCGAGTAGCGCGAGCACGTCCTGATAGGCCCACGGCTTGTTGTTGTCGCGGCCGCGCCGGATGCCCCGCTCGTCGAGTATCCGGGCGAGCTGAGCGCTCCCCGCTCCCGCGAGGTACACGCGATAAAGCTCGGCGAGCAGCGGACCCGTGACCGGGTCGACGACGTAGGCCCGGTCGACGATCTGATATCCGAAGCGCTTACCACCCGTCGCCGGTAAGCCGCGGGCGATCCGATAGTCGCGCGCCTCGGCCCACTGCTCGCCGATTCGCTCGGATTCGAAGGCTGCGAGTTCCGTCATCACGCCGCGGGCGAAGCGTCCGGCTGCCGTGCGGTCGTTCGGCTCGGTTGCTGACTCGATCCGGCCTCCGGCGAGGTCGGCCATGTCGGCGGCGACGGCCCAGTCGCGACGAGAGCGGCTGAGGCGCGACCAGCGCCACACGATGACGACCTCGGCCGTCCCCCCTTCAAGGGCGGCGATCGCGTTCTGCACGCCTGCACGGCGCTTCCAGGATCGCCCCGTGACGCCGGGATCGGACTCGACGCCGACGACGTCGTAACCCTGCCTCTCGGCGTGCTGGCGGGCGGCCTGTTCCTGCACTTCGAGGCTGATCGACTCTTCCCGATAGGTGGACTGCCGGAGGTAGATCACGGCGCGCTCGCGGGCCGAGGCTGGAAGGCGCGTGATCTGGGCGTTCATGCGAGGACGGCGATCGGCAGGCCGAGGCGGATCGCGAGGTGGGCTGTGAGCAGGCACTCGCGCACGCGCAGTGCTTTCGCCCACAGTCGAGGGTTGCTCGTCACGGATGCCAGTGCGTCGAGGTCTTCGTAGTTGATGAGGCGGCTGGCGGCGAATTGCACGGCCTGTGCCGTGGTGGCGTCCTCGTCGAGGGCGTAGGCGAGTTGGTAGGTCGCGGTGGTCCGGTAGTAGCTGAGGCCGAGTGGGCGGACGCGGATCACGCGCGTCATTCGGCAGTACTCGCCGACGTCAGCGACCTGCGCGTCGTGCTGAATCGTGATCCCATGCTCGGCCGCTTCGAGCGTGGGGTCGTAATGGAGTCCGTGATCCTCGGCGGCGTGGGTGCCGTCGGCTGTGTGGTGCATGTGTCCTCGGGTACGTTCGTGTGTCTCTTCGGTTCCGTATGTGGCTCGCAGGCGCGGCGAGCCGCGTGTCTTTCCGGCCCCCCGGCCGGGTGTAGAGGTGCTCAGTCGGCGCGCTGCTGAGCGCGTCGGAGAAGTTCATCGGCCAGTTGCGCGTCGGTGAACGACCCGAGCGTAACGGGCTGCACCGACACTTCCCCTTCGAGGTCGTCAGGGTCCAGGTAGCCCGCAGCCACCAGTCCTTCGAGGGGCGGTCGGCCGTATGCGCGCGCGACCGTGATGGTCTCCGAAATTGTCGGCGGGCGTTCGCCGCGCTTCCAGTAGCTCACCTTTGAGTCGGAAACCCCCAGCTTCCGTGCGATGGCCGCGCCGGATGCGCCCCCCGTGATCGTGCGCAGGTACGAGGCCCAGTTGTTCGTCATGAGCCGATCTTCTCGCCGATCTTGCACATTTGCAAGCTGCAGCAATCGAGAGCTTCGTCTACCCCGACCCACACGATCACACGGCAGGGCGCACTGGTCGTGCGGATGTTCGACGCAGAAGGTTGCAGAAGTTGCAATCATGGAACATCTGGACGTACCGTCGCAGTCGTGACATCTTGCAACAATCGCAACACCTCCCCGATCCGCACGAACTGGGGCTTCATCAACCAGCTCATGACCGAGCGCGGCATCGCTACCGACGCGGCCCTCGCCGAGCTGGGCGGCACCTCCGCGGCGACGGTGTCCCGCGGCCGACGCGCTGAGAAGCCGACCCCGTCGCTCATGGTCGCGATCCGTGTCGCCTTCCCCGACGTCTCGCTCGACGACCTCTTCACGATCCCCGCTGACGCGCCGATGCAGGGCGCCGCATGACTCGCGATGAAGCCCTCGACGCCGCAGTACGCGCTTGGGCCGCCGCCGAAGAGTCCGAAGCCGCTGAGCTGCCGCTCGCCGTCTGATCCCGAAGGAGCTACCCATGACTACCCCCCTCGCCCGCTCGACTGACCCGAAGACCTCGCATGACTCGGCCCCGCCCCGTGCCAAGCGCGAAGAGCAGAAGCTCGCGATCCTCGCGCTGCTCACCGAGCACGGCCCGATGACCGACCACGAGCTGACGTGGAAGTACAACAAGTTGCGCCACCGCAAGGGCTGGCCTGCCACGCAGGCCGACGGCGTGCGCAAGCGCCGGTCGGAACTCAAGAACGAAGGTCGCGTCGTCGACACCGGCGCTGTGTCCGGCTTCGCCGGGTCGCGCTCGTCGACCGTCTGGGCGGCCGCTTCGTGACCGCCCGGCAGCTCGGGAGGCTGCGCCTCGCGCTGCTTCTCGCTGGCGTCGTCCTCTGCGCAATCGTGCTCCCCCTCGGCGTCTGGAACGGCGTCACCCTTCTCGCCCTGCTCGCCTGCCTCGCGTTCGTCGCGTCGCTTTATCCGAAGGCTCACCCGTGACTCACCTCGTCCACATGAAAGACGGCGTGACCGTGCTCGAACTCGGCATGGTCGCCCCGCCGCTGACGCTGAATCAGCGCTACCACTACCGGCAGAAGGCGAAGGTCGTCGCTGAGACGCGGCAGCTCGTCGCCGACCTCGCGCGCCGTATCGGCATGGGGCCGATGGACCGCCCCGCCGTGCAGCTCGTTTGGCTCGTCGAGAACCGGATCGCTCGTGACGAGGACAACATCGTTGCCACGCTCAAGGCCGCGTGCGACGGCCTGGTCGATGCCGGGGTCGCCCCTGACGACAAGCCGAAGCACATGCACAAGCCGATGCCCGTCATCGCCTACGCCCGCGGGCACCGCAAAGCACCGGGACTGTTCCTCGTGATCTGGGAGCAGCCGGGCCTTACCGACGATCAGGTGCGCGCCCTCGACGCTCTCGCCGTGAAGGTGGGGGTCGACCAGTGACGTTCACGCTTCTCGACGACGGCCGCGACCGTAAGACATGGCTCGCAGCTCGTGCCGGTGAGCACGACGGCGTAACGAAGGTCAGCGCAACGGATGCCGCGCGCATCGTCACCGGCACCGCGCAGGGCTGGGCCTCGCTCCGCAAGGAGAAGGCCGGGATCGGCCGCAGCTTCGGCGGCAACGCTGCGACCCGCTACGGGCGCGAGCGCGAGCCGGTGATCGCCGCATTCGCCCGGCAGCGCTTCGGCCTCGTCCCCTCGACCGCCCTGATCGCCCGTGTCGACGCCCCCGCCGACCTCGCGACGCCTGACGGTCTCTCGCAGCCGTTCGTCGCCGGACTGCTGGACATTCCCGAGCTGCACGGCCTTATGCCCGGCGTCGCCTACCGCGTCGAAGAGTTCGGCGAGTACAAGACGACCGTCAAGGACTGGCCGACGTGGGCCGACGTGCCAAAGCGCTATCACTGGCAGGTCGTTTGGCAGTTCCTCGTGACGGGCGCGGACCGCTGCCGCTTCGTCTTCGAGCCGCATGAGCTGGGCGTCCCGCTGCACTTCGAGCCGCGCGTGTTCACGATCGAGCGGGCCGAGGTGCTCGACGACCTGCAGACCGTGCAGGACCGCGTCGCCGAGTGGCGCAGCGGCGAGAACGCCGTCGAGGTGCCCGACGCCCTCGTGCCCCTCGACGAGCTGCTCGCAGCACACGCCCGCGCCGCCGAGGCCGCCGACGTCATGACCGCGCAGGTCAAGGCGATCGAGTCCGAGATTCGCGCGATCGCTGCAGCCCACCAGAAGACGACCGGTGACGCCGTCCGCTTCGAGGGAACGGCCGCCTCGGTCACCCTCTCCAAGCCCGGCACTAAGCGCGGCTTCGACAAGGCGGCCTTCGAGGCTCGCTACCCCGCTACCGCGGCGCGCTTCACGACGCAGTCCCCCGTAACCCCCCGCCTCACCATCACCGGACGGAAGTAACCCGAATGTCTACCAACACCCCCAACACCTTCCCCACCTTCGAGGCCGCTCTCGCCGCCTTCCAGGCCGAGCTTCCCGAGGTGCCCGCCGAGCGCGAGCTGACCGTCGAGGGCGCGGGCGGCGAGCTGCGGACGCAGCTCTACGCCGACCTCGCCGATATCCACGCGATCGCCCTCCCGGCGCTGGGTCGCTTCGGCTTGTTCTTCTCGGCCCGCCCGACCATGCAGTCGGCCGGACTCGGGCAGCGCGCCGAGTACGGCCTCGCCTACGAGCTGACGCACACCAGCGGCAAGGGTCGTTCCGGCTTCGTGCCGCTGCCTGATCCCGTCGAGACGTCGGCCGACGACACGCGCCTGCACCTGCAGGCCGCTCGCCGTAGCGCCCTGCTCGGCCTGACCGGCATCGCGCCCCGCGGCGTCGAGCCGTTACGCCGCGACAAGCCCGAGACGCCCGCACCGGACGCCGCCCCCGCAGCCGACGAGACGCCCGGCCGCGACTGGATCGCCGACGCGCAGGCGCTCGCCGGGGACCGCGGCGCGATCGGCGCACTGTGGACTCAGGCGCGCGCCGCAAAGGCTCCCGTCTCGACCCTCGACGCGATCGCGAAGCTCGGCAGCTCGCCGCACGACGAGCAGACGCCGGCCGATTCGGACAATGCCCCCGAGAAGGCCGCACCGAAGGCTCGCAAGCCCCGCCGCGCGGCCGCCGTCGAGGACGAGACGATCCCGACCGCTGACGAGGTTCGGGCGGCCCGCGCGTGACCGGCGAGGTACTGGACACCTTCGCCGAGCAGCGCGACCGCGCCGAGGCGCTCGTGGAGCAGACCGCGGCCGACCCGCTCGCGATCGCGAAGACGCTGCACCACCTGTCGATGCTCTCCCGCGAAATGAACCTGACGATCCTGCAACTCGGGCAGCGCGCAGCCGACCTGCAGGTCGACTACGAGGCTCGCCGGGCGCGGCTGATCGACGAGGCGCAGGAAAAGGGGACGACCCTCCCCCGCGCCCGCGACCGCGCCACCTACGAGGCACGCGAGGACCGTCGGGCCGCCGAGCAGGCATCTCTTCTCGTCGACTACGCCAAGCGCACGCAGGCGGCGGTGAACCGCCGTCACTACGAGCTGATGAACGTCGGGAAGACCGTCGACCGGGAGGCGCGCTAGTGGCTAAGCCGACGAAGGACGTCCGTCGGGGCGTCTACGAGCGCGACGACTACACCTGCGTCTCGTGCGGCCGGATGCACGCCCTGAGCTTCCAGCACCGCCGCGCGACCGGCTGGCGCGGCTCCAAGGAACTCCCCACGCTCGCCGACGGCCTGACCGCCTGCATCGAGTGCAACATGCGCTTCGAGGGCGACCTGCAGGACGAGGCGCTCGCGAAGGGCTGGAAGGTCCGCTCCTGGGTGCGTAACCCCGCACTCGTGCCTTACTTCCACGAGGGCGCGGGCCGCTGGTACGTCATCACGGACGACGCGCCCGTGCGCCGGGCGATCACCCGCGCACAGGCCCGCGAGCTGATGCTCGCCGTCTACGGCTCGGATGGGGGGTTACCCCTGTGACGTGGTTCCGCGTAGACGATCGCCTCGGGCAGTCCCGAAAGGTGCTGTCGATCCGCCGTTCGATGCGTCTGCAGGCCGTCGGTCTCTGGGCGCTGGCTGGGGCGTGGTCCGCGGGTGAAGAGCTGGACGGGTTCGTGCCCGAGTACATGGTCGAAGAGCTGGGCGGCGACGAAGACCTCGCCGCCGCCCTGGTCGCCTCGGGTCTGTGGGAGACCGAGGGCGACGGCTACCAGTTCGCCAACTGGGGCGAGTGGCAGCCGACCCGCGAAGAGCTGGATGCGAAGCGCGCGGCCGAGCGCGACCGGAAGGCCGCGTGGCGCGCCAAGAAGGCCGAGAAGGATGCGGCCCGTAACGGGTCACGTCCGGCGGACGTCCCTTCGGGACGGGCTGAGGACGAGACGGGGTCGTCCCGTGGGTCGTCCCCTGTCCTGTCCCACGGGACGACCGACGGGACGACCGCGTCCGAGTCGAGCACGTCCGCTCTTACCCGACCCGACCCGACCCGACCCGGCCCGACCACTATCAAGAACTCTTCGTCGGGAGCCGCTGACGCGGCCCCGCGACCTGACGTCGAAGCTCTGCTCGACCTGCTGGACGAAGGAATCGTCGCCAACGGCGGGAGGGCACCGACCCGGAACAAGGCGAACCGGGACGCGATGCGGCTGCTCATCGACAAGGACGGCAAGACGCCCGAGAAGATCGCGGCCGCGATCCGCTGGTGCCAGGCCGACGAGTTCTGGCGGGCGAACGTCCTGTCGGCCTCGAAGCTCCGCGAGAAGTACGAACAACTCCGGCTCAACGCGCAGCGCAGCTCGACGCGCACCGGCTCGCGGGCCGAAGAGCGGCAGGCCTCGAACCTCTCGGTCGTAGAACGCATGGCAGCTCTGGACGCCGCAGATCAGCACATGAAGGGACTCGAAGCATGAACCGTCAGGAGGTCGCGCAGGTGCTCACCCTCGCGTCGCTGATCGACAACCGGTCGATCACGGACGAGGCGTGCCGCATGTGGCACGACGTGATCGGGCACGTCGACTACGACGTCGCGGTCGAGGCGCTCCGGGCGCACTACACCGAGTCGACGGCCTGGCTGCTCCCGGCGCACATCACCGGCTATGCCCGCGCCGAGCGCCTCAACGCTCTGCCGTCGACTATGTCGGCCGCCCGCCCCGAGTGCGCGCCGGACGCGCACCGTCGCCTGCCGGACGGGACGTGCCTGCTCTGCACGCACCGGAACCGGCTGGATGACTGACCCCGTCGCCTACCCCGACGCCTCCGATCGCTGGCTCGGCGAGTTCCTCACCGCCGCCCGAGCCGCATACCTCGCTTCGCCGGACTACCGGCGTCGCCTCCACCGCGGACGCGCACCGCTCTTCGCTCCCTCGCCGCACCGCGCGGCGTAACCGAAAGGACCGACCTCATGGCCGGAGAAACCGTCATCACCGTCATTGGCAACCTGACCGCCGACCCCGAGCTGCGCTACACCCAGAACGGCCTTCCCGTCGCGAACTTCACGATCGCCTCGACGCCCCGCACCTTCGACCGGCAGGCGAACGAATGGAAGGACGGCGAAGCGCTGTTCCTCCGCGCCTCGGTCTGGCGCGAGTTCGCCGAGCACGTCGCGCAGTCGCTCACGAAGGGATCGCGCGTCATCGCGACCGGCCTCCTCAAGCAGCGCAGCTACCAAGACCGCGAGGGCAACAACCGGACCTCGATCGAGCTGGAAGTCGAGGAAATCGGACCCTCGCTTCGCTACGCGACCGCCGATGTTTACCGCGCGCAGGACAACGGGCAGCGCTCGGCCCCGCAGTCGACGCAGGGCACGCAGTCGCCCGGCGCTGACGCATGGGTGACGCCCGGTCGGTAGGCGACGACACCCCGTTCTGATGCGCTTCGTCCCGCCGACGCAGCCGCGGCCCGAACCGCCCGCCCGCTGCTCTCGCTCGTGCTGCTGGACGCCGTTCGGCTGCGCTCACCGCCTGACCTGCACCTGCCACCCCCCGAAGGGACTCCCCGAATGATGACCCTCCCCTGCGTCACGACGACGACCGGCACCGGCCGCGGATGCCGCGTGCTCGGCGAGCACCTGTCGACGTGCCGCGGTATCGAGCTGGACGGCACCCGCGCGATCGAGTGCGCGGGATGCCTCCCCCAGCCCTCCGCACACGGCCTGCTCTGCGAGTCGTGCTACCTGCGCCTGCAGGACGCCCTCGACGTCGCGGTCGACTCGATCACGCACATGCGCTCGATCGAGCGCGGCCCCGTGCCGGACGGCCCGAACGTGCAGACGTCGAAGCCCGGCTCGAAGATGATCCTCCCCGTCTCGTGGCTCACCGCCGACGAGGCGTGGTCGGTCCTCCGGGAGCTGGCCTTCCGATCCGACCCGCTGGACTTCCTGCAGGTCGACAAGCGCGGGACGACGGCCTACGGCTTCGGCTCCCGTGACTCGATCAAGCGCGTCCGGGATCACGTCGCCCTCGCTGTCGACCTCGCCCGCGGGGCCGAGCTTGGCCGGCTGCACGTCGCGCAGCTTGCGGTGCGCTTCTACCGCGTCATGCAGCACGCGCTCTCGGCCTTCCCGTTCGAGGAAGCCGCGCAGCCGTTCGCCTATGCGACCTGTCGGGACTGCGGGAACCGGACGCTCGAACGCCGTCCCCCGCTCGAACACCTTGACCCGATCACCGTCCGTTGCGTCTTCCCCGGCTGCGGCGCGATCTATCACCCGGCGCTTGTCGAGTACGACCTCGCCACCTACCGCGAAACCCTCGAATCCGCCGACGCGGCCTGACCCGAAGGACCGAAGATGACTCACCACCCCCGCCACGCGGCCGCCCCCGGCCGCCTCTCCCGCCTCGCAGACGTCGCCCTGTGGACCGGCTTCGCGATGGTCTGGGCCTCGCTCTCGATCGGGACCGGGATCGTCCTCGCCATGACGCTGATCGGCCCCTGGCTGTGATCGCCGCGACGGGCATGGTGCCCGCGCTTCGCCCGGTCCCTGCCGGGCCACCGCTGCGCCTGCACCTGCACTTCGCCGACGCCGTCGTGACCGACGTCGAGACCTTCGGCGGCATCCGTCGCCGGATCGACTGGTGGGAGGTGAAGGCGTGACCGGCAGGGCGCAGGGCGACCAGCTCCGGCTCATGGCCGATCGTGCGGCGTGGCTTCGGAAGCAGCCGGTCGAGGTGCGCCGGGCGGTGCTCTCCGACCCGGCCGGGGCAGCGAGCTACTGGAAGGCGACCGAGGACTCGGTGGGCTGGGCGAAGTTGCAGCTCGCGCGGCGCGGCCGTGAGCTGCGGGACGCCATGATTGGCCGGAGGCGCAAGCGGTGAGCGGGCACTTCACGCAGACAGAGTTTCGGCAGGGGCGTGTGACGGCGACGTGCCCGCCGTGCGGATGGTCGGCCATTGCGTCGAATCATCAGCACTCCGTCGCGCTGGGGAACGACCACAGGGCCGAAAAGGCGGCCACCGCCCGGCAGGCCGAGCGCGACGCCCCGACTGCGGAGCTGGGCCTGTAATGGCGAAACTGGTCACCGTAGAGGCTGCCGCCGAGCAGTCCGGAAAGTCGGTCCGCTCGATCTGGCGCTACGTCGCGCAGCTCGAAGCGAAGGGCATCTCCGTCGTCTACCGCGTCCCCGGCCTGACGAAGTCCCTGCTCGATTGGGACGAGGTCGCGAAGGTCGCTCTCTCGCAGAAGCGGGGCCGCCCCCGCCGGCAGTGACTCGCCTACCTTGCATGCCGCGCGTGAGTTGCAGATAAGTGTCATAACTGGCATAGTCGTATGAGTCGAATGGTGAAAGCTGTCCGATCGTAAGCCCCGCCTCACCCAGCCCCGAGGCGGGGCTTTCGTCATTCTTCCGCACGGAGTGACGCCCGGCATGAGGGTGGGCCGGTGAGCCTCCCCCGTGCGGAACCCGCGGGCCGAGCGCTTGACCTCTGAGCCGCGCCCGGCCCGCCCTCTCACCCGAGACGAGGTGCCGTCGTGGTCGGACTGAACTCCGCCGCCTACCAAGACCTACTGAAAGAACTTCGAGCCGTCTACCGGGCGGTGAGCGCGCCGTGCGGTATCTGCGGTCAGAAGATCGACTACGACGCCCCGCTGAACGATCCCGACTCGCTCGAAATCGATCACATCAAGCCCCGCAAGACGCATCCCCACCTGACGCTCGATCGGCGCAACTGTCGACCGACGCACTGTCGGTGCAATCGCTCGAAGGGTGCGGGCACCGACGGCCCAGGGCTCGGCGTGCCGTCCGAGGATTGGTGAGAAAGTAGCGCAACCTTGCAACTTCTGCGAAGGTTGACGGATGAACCGCGCAGCCAAGATCACCACCGCTGTCTCGGCCCTCGCTGTCGCGGGCCTCGCCGTTCCAGCTTTCAGCACGATCGGCACAGTCGTCTCATCTGTCATCCCCGCACCTTCTTCCACGCCGCCCGTCTCGACAGCCGAAACGTCCGTGCCACAAGGGGGGCAGTTCGCAGGCAACTGCGGGCAAAACTCACGGATCGAAGTGAGCAGCTCTGACGGTGCGGCCCCCCTCTCCGGCAGGTTGATCGGCCCCGACCTTGTCGACATGGGCGCAAGCGACACCGCAAGCGGCACGCCCATCTCCGCCGGGGGACGCATCGTCAGCTACACCGTCGCAGAGGGCGACACTCTCGTCGGGATCGGCGAGCGCTTCTGCATCGACTACATGACGGTGTCGCTTTACAACAACGTGCCTGCCTATGACCGCATCGCCGCTGGGGACAGGCTGACTCTCCACCCCGACCCCGCCATCGAGTGGGAATCAAGCCGCGCGACCTGACGGCCACCCCGACGCTAGCCCCGTTCCTCCTTCGGAAGAGCGGGGCTTTCGTCGTTCCCGGAAGGAGAAGACCCCTATGGCGAAGACCCCCGAGGGTTGGCTGCTCGGCACCGCCGACGACTTCGCGATCATCCGTTACCTGCGCGAAGGCGATCGCAAGCACCAAGGGTGCCAAGTCGAGGCTGACGTCGAGGTTCGCGTGCTGCTCGATGGTGCGACCGAGCCAACAATCTCCTCGGTCGAGAAGTGGACGTGTGACGTCTGCGGCCTCGACGAGCTGAGCGTCGAGGTCGGGCACGACACTCTGACCGACGCCATGCTGCGCCTACCGGCCCCTCGGCCAGGAGAGCTGCGCGGCGAGGCACTGACCGACGACCTGCACGCCCGCATGGCACATGCCCGCCGTGAGCATGCGGCACTCCCCACCGACCACTAACAAGAAAGGGGCTACCTCCATGCCTCATGAGAAGACTTCCGGCAGCGCGCAGATCGTCGGAGGGACCCACCATGCCGTCACCTTCGAGCGTGAGCGCGGCTACTACGGCACCGTAAAGGCACGCTTCACCGACGTCAGTCCGGCCGACGGAATCGCGTTCCAAGACGTGAGCGCGTCGTGCGAGGTGATCGACCGAAGCGGGAGCCGGCTCGGTTACGGGAACCTTTCCAAACGTTGGGGCGTCCTGCCGCCCTACACGGTCATCGCTCACATTGGAATGCAGCCTCGCATGGGCCGTCTCCGCATCGGTTTCACGGGCGTCTCCCCTGGCCCGAGCGGTCAGGGGCGCTGGTTCAACTTCGACCTCGAACTGCTCTGGGGCTGACCTCCCGATCAGAAGCCCCGCTCTCACCAGGGCGGGGCTTGCATCATCCCCCGTCGTCCCAAGGCACGACGCCCGGCTCTGAACCAGGCGATCGAGGTCCAAGTCCTCGCAGGGAGCACCCCACCCACCACCCCGAACGAAGGAACGTCACATGACCCGCACCGTCACCCTCTCGGGCGGCGAACTCGACGGCCTGCGCTTCGACGTGGGCGACGACATCGAAGCCATCGCGCATCACGCCGCGCACGGCGGCACATACGTCCTCACCGGCGATCTGGGCGTCTGGACGCCCAAGGTCGAGCCGGAGACGATCGAGACTGCGACCGAGCACCTCGGCGGCCTCGAAGAGACCCTGCCGACCGGCCTGCTCAGCCTGGTCACTCACGCGCGTATCGGCCGACGCGTCCTGATCGTCGGCAGCCGCCATAAGGACGCCCTCCACCACTGGCGCAAGGTTGCCGACGTCGCCGACGACGCCTCGTCGCTCGTCCGCACGAACGGGGCCGAACGCATCCGCTTCGCGGCGGGCGGCTGGATCGCCCCCGTCAGCGTCCGCTCGAAGAGCTGGCGCGGCCTGGCCGCCGACGTTCTCTACGTCGCCAGGGACGTGACAGACGAAGCACTCGACCCACTCCTTCCGACCCTCGCGACTTCGAAGGTCGGCGTCGTCCTGCGCGAGAAGGGTCGCGAGTGATGGCCGACGAGGCGCTGGCCGTTCGCATCCTTCTCGCGAATGGCGACGGCTGCACGTCCGAGGTCGCGACTTTCCCAGTCTCGCCGAGGGCCGTCGTGCACAAGGGCGGCACAGCGGGCTTGCCTCACGCCTTCGTCGAGGTCGACCACGTCGAGATGGACGAAAGGACGCGCACGGCTCTGAACGAGCTGGCCGATGCGCTCCCCAAGCCTACCGGGCACAACACCATGTTCGACGGGGGAACCGCTGATGCCAACCACGAGTCGCCGTCCAAGTATCGGGCGGCGAAGAGGCTGAGCTGCTCATCGAGCATCTTTCCGAGCACATCGGGCTGTTCTCCGCTCCGAAGATCAAGGCTTAGAGGTCGCGCCAGTAGTTCATGCTGACGCCTACCCTCGCGCCCACGGCTGCAATGTGGAGCAACGATGGTCCCGTCGTTAGAGCTTTCCGAGAAGAGCCGTGGCTGCCGCGATCAGTCCCGCGCTGATAATGTTCGCGGCTGTGCCGTTTGCGAGGTCAGCCACCCACCGCACGGTTCGCTTGACCCACGGGTCGTTGAGATTGTTCGTTTCGAGCGCCTGGGAGAGCGTTTCCGCGGCTTGCTCCAGTTCTTGGGCCAGATCGCCGTCGTGACGCAAAGACTCACGATGTAGGCCGAGCGCCAGCTTGCTCACGTCTCGCTCGATCATCGTCCATTCGTACGTGATCGTGCCGTTGTTCACGAGGTCGCCTTCTCCCAGGTGGGTCGGCCCGTTGAAGACAACTGAGGGCTCTTGTGGATCCCGTGGAGTCCAGCGCTCGTAAGAATCCGGAGTTAGTGCCGCACTGTCGGGAAGCGTGTTGAAGAGAAGACCGTTCTGGAGGATCGAGTAGTTGGGAAACGTCATCCAGCCTCGCGCCGTCACATACTCAAGGAGACGCAGGACTTCCGGATGAGACCAGCCGAACGACGGCCAGAACGAGGGCAACAGCTTGATCGGACGATCCGGGCCGCCGCAATTTTCTCTGAGGCTCGTGATGAGAAAGTCTGCCATCACATCTCGATCTTGCTCAGACAGTGAGGTGTCTCTGTAGCGCAGGTACCGCCTCGCGAAGAAGACCGCGAATACCGCCACGGCCGCTACGAGGATGAGCGGATAGATCCAGCTCGACAGTTCGCCCATGTTCAACTCCAATCATCAGATGTGGGACACCATATGCGGACCGTCGGACATCGAAAGTTGAACCTCGTCGCGTGTAGAGGGCTTCGCTCTCAGTTGGGCTCGCTCTCGGCCGCAAGCTGTCGCTTTGCTCCCTCCGATCACGGTTGACACTAGCCAGACCCACCGACATTTCGACGGTGCAGGGAACTACTGGCGTGTCCTCTCAGCGTGCGGCTCCGGAGGTGGGCTGGTACATCGGGTCCGCCTCGGAGATCGCTGCCCGCAACTCGCCGGGCTGTCGAACCCAGATCGACGCCACGTTCGCGACGACGTTCGCCTCGTCCCACGAGCGCTCTCTGTCGTCCAGCTGTGAGCGGCGGTGCAGGTAGTCCATCGCCCAATCGCACAATGCTCGCGTGTTCGGCTGACCCATGCGGTCACCGTTCCGCCTGAGCAGCATCGCCGCGGGAATATACGTCCACTTCGGAGAGCCCGGATGCCGGACGCCCTTCTCCGTTGTCAGGTCGCGATCGAGGAACCATTCAACGAAGTCGTCGATCTGCTTCGCGTACGTCCTGCGCTCCTGCCTCTGCTGTATCCGCATCGTCACCACAGCTACCCAGGTCGCGAGTACGGCTACAGCGATGGAAGCGACGCCCACCACGAGCGACGCTGTCTCACTCTCGGTCATCGAAACCCCTTCATGTCTTGGTCAGGGTAGCGCCCTCCATGGCCCTGCACTGCGGGTAGGGGCGTTGGGATCGCTGTGCCCCGGAGGCTCCCGACCTCCACCGGCAGCTCTTTCTCTCCCCCCGGCTCTGGACCCCCATCGCGTGCGCGCGCGTACGCGAGAGAAATCAGGGTGAGGGCGGCGGGATGAGGGCGTCGCCGACCCTCCCGAGGACCCAGCCGACGACGCCTGATATGACCGTGAGCGCAAATTGGATGACGAAGGTGACCTTCCGCGTCCGGCCGCCGTCGCTGACGATGACGCGCGGTTGGCTCGAGAGCAGCAGACAGGTCACGACGTACGCCAAGCCGAGGGCCGACCCCGCGACTGAGCCTGCGTTGATGTCAAAGCTGAACAGCCGGCTGAGACCGATCCCCACGAGAGGCGAGACGAAGGCCACTGGGATTCCGAGGAGACTCGCTGGGATACTCGCGAGCCACCACCAGCGGGGTCGATGTTTCTGGACAGAATCGCGCGCCCACAGTTCGGCTTGCTTGAGCCACGCTTCGTTGCTGCCGTGTACCTCGATCCGAACGCCTCGCCTCGAAAGCCTGATGAATATCCAATCGCCGCGTATGTCACCGAATGAAACCGAAGCGTGATCGTACTTCGCGGGGATCAGCACGCCGGGAGCAATCTCATCGACGCTGCCTTTCGGTCGGTCCAGCCGCCGTCTCCTGGTCTCGAATCGCCAGTTCGGTGACGCTGTCTCGCCAGCGATAGTCGGCTGGGGAGCGAGGGCTTGCGCCTCTCTGAGCATCTCGACCAGTTCATCCGGCGTACTACGCCAACGCTCGCTCAAGACGGGTATCTCAGACGTCATTCGTTCACGCTATCGACTGTCGCAACGCAGGCGAAGCATGTCTCGTCCCCCGGAGGTTGCATTGTCCCCGCTCGAAGTAGCTATGGCGATAGAGAGTCGGCGTCGCGGCCTGCCAATTCGTTCGATTGCCGAAGATCTCGGCTACGACGAGGTGACCGTCCGCGACGCCGTCGCCCTCGCTCTGGCCGAGCAGCCCTTCCACACCGACGCCGAGCACGAGCGCGCGCTGAGCTTCTCGCGCATCGACGCCATGCTGCAGGGCGTCTGGCTCAAGGCGATCGACGGCGAGGTCGACGCGATCGACCGCGTCCTAAAGCTCGAAGACCAGCGAGCCCGACTGCTCGGCGAACCCGATCGCATCCGCGACGGGATCACGACGGCCGTCGAAGAGACGCTCGAAGCCGTCGAGACGCAGCCCGCCGACTCGGCGCTCGTCGCCTCGATCCGTCAAGTCGCTCGACAGATCGACCACGCCGTCGCCTTCGGCTCGTCCGTCGAGGCGACCAAGGCCATGTACCTACTGCCTCACCTGTGGAACGGCCTCGCGCAGCTGGGTGCGACCCCGCAGTCGCGCGAGGAACTGAGCAAGCGCGCGGGAGGTGCGGATGCCAACTCAAACAGCAAGGGGGCGAAGCTCCGCGCGCTCCGGTCGGCCGCGGAAAAGGCTCGGGCATGAGAGGGCCCGCATCTACACCCCGGAGAAGCGCAAGCTCACCCGCACGACGACGCACGGCTTCGCCGCGATCGAGTTCGCCGAGGCCGTCCTCGAACTCGTGTTGCTCCCCTGGCAGAAGTGGCTTCTGCTCCACGCCCTCGAACTGAACCCGGACGGCACCTACCGCTTTAAGACGGTGCTGCTGCTCGTCGCCCGTCAGAACGGGAAGAGCACGCTCATGCAGGTGCTCACGCTGTGGCGCATGTTCGTGGACGGCGCGCCCCTCGTCATCGGCACGGCGCAGTCGCTTGACATTGCCGAAGAGCAGTGGCGCGGCGCGGTCGAGCTGGCCGAGGGCATCCCGGAGCTGGCCGAGCAGATCGAGCACGTTGACAAGACGAACGGCAAGAAGGCGCTACGCCTGGCGACCGGTGAGCGCTACAAGGTCGCTGCAGCGTCCCGAAAGGGCGGCCGCGGCCTGTCCGGCGACCTCGTGCTGCTCGACGAGTTGCGCGAACACCAGAGCTGGCAGGCGTGGTCCGCGGTCACGAAGACGACGATGGCTCGCCCGCAGGCGCAGGTCTGGGCGGCCTCGAACGCTGGCGACCTCGCCTCGATCGTCCTCCGGCACTTGCGATCGCTCGCGCACCGCGCTCTCGGCTACCCCGACGGGGAGGAGGGCATGGTCGACCTGCCCCCGCTGGACGAAGAGAACCCTGACGACGCCCTCGGCATCTTCGAGTGGTCCGCAGCTCCCGGCCGCGACGTCTGGGATCGCGACGGCTGGCAGGAGGCGAACCCGTCTCTCGGGCACACCGTCTCCGAGCGTGATATCGCCGCCTTCGCGGGCACGGATCCTGAGTGGGTCTTCCGTACCGAAGTCCTCTGCCAGTTCGTGTCGATGCTCGGCACCGGCCCCTTCCCCGCGGGGGCGTGGGTCACCGCGCTCGACACGAAGGGCGATCGCGCCGAGCGCGGCGTCCGGCGCGACCCGAAGCGGCCGGTCGCCTACGGCGTCGACATGTCGCACGACCGCTCGATCGTTCACGTCGCGATCGCCTTCTACGACACCGAGGGCCGGATGCGCGTCGAGCTGGCCGCGTCCCGCTCGGGGCCGGACTGGCTCGTGCCGTGGCTGACCTCGCCCGATCGCAAGGTCAAGCCGGAGCACGTCGCCCTGCAGCGCCGCGGCGCGCCTATCTCGTCGCTGTGGAAGGCGATCAGTGAGGCCGACGGCGTCACCGCTTACGAGTGGGGCGGCTCCGAGCTGGCGGGCTGGCACGGCTTGTTCTTCGACCTCATCGCGAAGGGCGTCGCCGACGAGCAACCCGAGGTGCGCCTGACGCACGGCGATCAGCCCTTGCTTGACGTCGCGGCCGGGTCCGCGGGGACGAAGTCGCTCGGCGACGGCTGGGTCGTCGACCGGCAGGCGTCCGTCGCCGATCCCTCTCCCCTGGTCGCGGCGATCGCCGCCGTCGGCCTGCTGATTACCAATCCCGCGCCGAGTTTCCGCTCGGCCTATGAGGACGGCGAGTTGCTCGTCCTCGACTGACCGGAAGGGGGACCGTATGGGCGTCCTCGACACACTCTCCGCGATGTTCACGCAGCGCGACGGCCGGTCGCGGATCGACTGGCTCGGCCCGACTTTCCAGTCGATGATCCTCGGGCTGACGCCCGAAGAGCTGTACCGGACGCAGCCGCACTTGCGGACCGTCCTGTCATTCGTCGCCCGGAACGTCGCGCACCTCGGCCTGCACGCCTTCGAGCGCGCGTCCGATGGCAACCGTGAGCGGCTGCGCGCCGACCCGCTCGCGCTGCTGCTCAAGTACCCGAACCCGGATATGACGCAGTTCGAGCTTCTCGAATCCCTGGCGTCGGATACCGGCCTCTACGACGTCGCCTACTGGTGGGTCTTCGAGGACGTCGACCGGCTCTCGGGCTGGCAGATTCGACCGATCCCGCCCTCGTGGGTCGCCGAGCAGCGCGGCGGAAACGCCTTCTCCGTCGGCGAGTACGTCGTCATCGCCCCCTCGGGTGAGCGGACGCCGATCCCCGCCGATCAGATGCTCGTCTTCCACGGCTGGAACCCCGGCCGCCCGAAGCACGGAACCTCCCCGGTCGAGACGCTGAAACAGGTCCTCGCCGAGCAGGTGCAGGCGTGGTCCTACCGCGAGCAGGTGTGGCAGCGCGGCGGCCGCGTCGGCGCATACATCACACGCCCGAAGGACTCGAACTGGTCGCCCGAGGCGCGCGAGCGCTTCGCCCGCGACTGGAAGGACCGCTGGACCGGGAAGGACGGCAAGAAGGCCGGAGGGACGCCGATCCTCGAAGACGGGATGACGCTCAACCGTCTCGGCTTCTCGGCGCGCGAAGACGAATGGGCCGAGGTCGCCAAGCTCGCGCTCGCGACCGTCGCCGCCGTCTACCACGTCAATCCCGTCATGGTCGGCATCCTCGACAACGCGAACTTCTCGAACACCAAAGAGTTTCGCAAAATGCTCTACTCCGAGACGCTCGGGCCGACGCTCGCGCGCTTCGAGGACCGGATTAACGCGTTCCTCGTGCCTCGGGTCGCCCCCGATCGCGACGCTTACGTCGAGTTCAACATCGCCGAAAAGCTGCAGGGCGACTTCGAGGAACAGGCCGCGATCCTGTCGACTGCGACAGGTTCCCCGTGGATGACGCGGAACGAGGCGCGCGCGCTGCGGAACCTCCCCGCGATCGAGGGCGGCGACGAGCTGGTCGTCCCGCTAAACGTCCTCATCGGCGGTCAGGCGTCGCCGCGCGACTCCGGCGATCAGAACGCGAAGGCGCTCGAAGACGACATCGGCGAGCTGCGCGCGATCCCCTCCGGCACGAAGAGCCGCTCGATCCGCGCCAAGGCGCAGCCACCGCCGACGCACCACGCGAGGGCCGAGCAGGTGATCGGCGCGTTCTTCGAGCGTCAGCGGAAGTCGGTCCTGTCGAGCCTCGGCGCGAAGTCGGCGGCCTGGTGGGACGAAGAGCGCTGGAATGCCGAGCTGTCGAAAGACCTGCTCGCGCTCGCGCTGCAGACGACCCCCGAGGTCGCCGCAGCCGTGCTCGAAGAGGTCGGCCTCTCCGGCGACGACTACGACGTCGCCCGAACCGAGGCGATCCTCGGCGCGATCGCGAAGTCCCGCGCAGGAGCGATCAACTCGACGACCCGCGATCAGATCGCGGCGATCCTCGACGGCTCCGGCCCCGAGGGCGTCACCGACCCCGCACACGTCTTCGAGAAGGCGCAGGAGGGCCGCCTCGGCGCAATCGTCCTGACGCTGATGACGACCTTCGCCGCCTTCGCGACCGTCGAGGCCGCGAAGCAGAACGGCGGCGCGTCGAAGACGTGGCTCGTCACGTCAAAGAACCCCCGTCCCTCGCACGCCGCGATGAGCGGTCAGACCGTCGGGATCGACGAGCCGTTCTCGAACGGCGCGAACTGGCCGGGCGATCCGGCCCTCGGCGTGGACGGCGTCGCGGGCTGCGAGTGCGACGTCGAAGTCACCTTCGGCTGAAAGGAGCCGCACACATGAAAGTCAAGTCGCTGCCGGTCGCGTTCACGACGGACGGGCTGAAAGAGGGGCAGGCGATCGTCTACCCCTCGACGTTCACCCGGACGCCGGATAGCTACGGCGACGTCGTCGCGAAAGGCGCGTTCGCGCGTGGCATCGCGAAGCGCAAGGAGAACGGCGCAGTCCTGCCGGGCCTCTACGGTCACCGGTTCGACGACCCCGACTTCTTCGTCGCCGCCGCGCTCGACGAGGAAGAGGACGACCACGGCTGGCGCGTGCTGGTCGAGTTCGACCTCGAATCGCCGAAGGGCGCGCAGGTCTACCGGCTCGTGAAGTCGGGCCGCCTGCGCGAGCTGAGCTTCGCCTACGACGTCCTCGACGCCGCGATGGTCAAGCTCGCCGACGGTACGGACGCCTACGAGCTGCGCGACCTCGACGTCTTCGAGTTCTCTTTCGTGCCCGTCGGCGCGAACCGGGACACCTCGATCGTCGCCGTGAAGTCCGCTGTCGACGCGCTGGTCGGCGGCGTCGACCGCTTCGGCGGCGAGAAGGCCGCGGACGCACTCACGGCCGCCGTCGCCGCGCTCGATAGCGCGTCGGCATCCCTCAAGACCGCTCTCGCCGGACTGGCCGACGAGAGCACCCCGGACCAGGCGCAGACCGGCGGTCACACCGACGTCAAGGACGAGGGCGCTACCGGCGTCAAGTCCGAGGGCGGCGGCCTCAACCCGTCCCGTTTCGCCCGGGCCAACTACCTGATTGCAACCGCCCTCTAGGGCAGGGAAGGAACACACCGTGAACGTGAAGGAACAGCTCACGTCGCTGCAGACCGCGATGCGCGCGATCGTCGAGGGCGCGAAGGCGTCCGGTCGCGAACTGACCGACGACGAGATGACCGACCTCGAAGCGAAGTCGGCCGAGGCCGAGACGCTCAAGGGCAAGATCGAGCGCTCCGAGAAGTCGGCCGCGCTCATGCAGCGCGTCAGCGGTATGAAGGGCGACTCGGAGCCTGCGCAGGACGCCCCCGAGGCGACGGGCGCGAAGTCGCTCGGCGAGCACTTCGTGAAGTCGCTCAGCGGTGCCGGGAAGTCGCTCAAGGAGCCGGGCACCTTCCACGCGCCCGAGTTCGTGAAGGCGGCCGCGGACACGCAGGCCGTCGGCGGTCACGAGGGCGCTTACGGCCCGCTCGTGACCGACGTCGACCGCAGCTTCGTCCTCCCGAAGCGCGAGCGCCTCTACGCCGAGGACATTCTCGGCGAGGGCACCGTGTCGGGGACGGCGATCACCTACCCCGTCTACGGCGCGCTCGAAGGCGGCACCGGAACCGTCGCTGAGGGCGGGCAGAAGCCGCAGATGCACGTCGGCGACCCCGAGTGGAAGACCGACTCGCTCTCGGAGGTCGCGGGCTGGTTCAAGATGACCGACGACATGGCAGAAGACCTGCCCTACGTCGTGTCGGAAATCAACTCGACCGCGCTCTACGACCTCGCGCTGCGCTCCGAGCAGCAGATCCTCTCGGGTGACGGCCGCGGGACCAACCTGCTCGGCCTGCGCAATCGCCAGGGCGTGCAGGTTCACGCGCAGGGGGTCGACACCGTCGCCGACGCGATCTTCAAGGGAATGCAGCGCGTCACGACCGCGACCGGCTTCCAGGCCGACGGCATCATGATCCACCCCCTCGACTACGAGGGTCTGCGTCTGGGCAAGGACGGTAACGAGCAGTACTACGGCGGGGGCTACTTCTCCGGTCAGTACGGCTCGAACGGCCTCGTCCTGCAGCAGCCGATCTGGGGGCTGCGCACGATCGTCTCGCTCGCGGCTCCGCAGGGCGAGCCGCTCGTCGGCGCGTACCGCGCGGCCGCGAAGGTCTTCCGCAAGGGCGGCATCCGCGTCGAGTCGACCAACTCGCACGAGGACGACTTCACGAACGACAAGATCACCGTTCGCGTCCGTCGCCGCCTCGGCCTGCAGGTGAAGTACCCGAGCGCCTTCGTGAAGGTGCAGCTCAAGGCCGCCGCCGCGGGCGCGTGATCCACCGCAGCGGCCCCGGAGGCCCCCTCCGGGGCCGCTGCCCTGACCTCGAAGGAGCCGACGTGCTCAAGCTCTACACCGTCTTGATCGGCGGTATCCCCCACACGATGCAGCTCGGCGACGCCGAGTTCGAGCGCCTGAGTCGCCGACACACGGTGACCGAGTTCGTCCCCGAGGCGATCCCGAAGGCTGCCGCAGCGCCGCGAAACAAGGCCCGCAAGCCCGCGAACAAGGCCGCGAAGCCCGCTGCCAGCAAGACCGCTGAGACGCCTCCGGCGAACCCCGACGAGCAGACGCCGGCCGATTCGACCGACGACCCCCAGACGCCCCCCGACGACGCGGGCGACGACACTCCCGAGGACGGCGAGAGCGCCGACTCGGGCGACACCGAAGAGGACTGGTGACCTGATGCCCGAAGACCGCGAAGCCCCCTTCGCCTCCGCTGCGCAGATGGAATCGCGGACCTCGGGCGTCATCTCGAAGGATCACCCGTTCCTCGAAGATGAGCTGCAGGCCGCGACCGGCGCGATCCGCGACTACTGCGGCTGGCACATCGCGCCCCCGCGAGAGGTCACCTACCGCCGCGCGGGTGCGACGCCGGACGACGTCTACCTGCCCGCTATGCAGATCGACTCGATCGTCGGCGTCAAGGTCGACGGCGTCGACTGGCCTGCAGCTCGCGTCGCCGCCGCAGAGTTCGACCCGCTGACCGGCTGGACGAACATCTACGCCCGCCGCGTCGAGGTGCGCTACGTCGCCGGACTCGACGACGTGCCCGCGCCGCTCGTCACGCTCACGCTGCAGGTCGCAGCTCGCGGCCTCGGCGCACCCCTCGGCCTCGTTCGCGACCATGCCGGAACGGTCAGCGTCACGCACTCGCAGGTCGCGAGCGGCGTCGCGGGCGGGACTGTCCTGCTCGCGCACGAGCAGACACAGCTCGCGACCTACCGGATCGGGAGCCTCGCGTGAGCCTCGTCCGTCGACACACGATCGGCGTCGTCCGCGCCCCCGTGGTCGACGACGGCCGCGGGAACGCAGACCGCGACTGGTCCAGGGCCGTCGAGCACGAGTCGAAGGGCTGGGCGGTCGACGTCGGCAACACCGCCGAGGACACGACGAACCGCGACGGCGACTCGATCGAGTACACCCTGCGGGGTCCGATCGACGCCGATGTGCTCGCGAGCGACCGCGTGCGCCTCATGGGCGGCCTGTTCCTCGTCGTCGGCGCTGTCGGACGTCAGCCCGGCAGTTCGCCTCTCACGTCGCATTCTGTCGTCAAGCTCAAGTCCTGGGAGGGCTGATGCCGAAGTCCGCACGAATCAAGATCAACTCCCCCGGCGCGATCGACGTCCTGCAGGACGTCCGAGTCGCCGCCGACCTGCTCGGCCGAGGCGGTCTGATCGCCTCGGCGGCCGGTCCCGGCTTCGAGGCCGTCCCCGGCCGCACGGGCGACCGCGTCTCCGTCATCGTCCGCACGACCGACAACGCCTCACGCAAGGCCGAGGCCGAGCGCCGGGCGCTCTCCCGCGCGGTCAACGCCGGGCGGCGCTGACCGTGGCCGACCTGCTCGTCCCCGAGGACGACGAAGTCGCTGTCGTCGGCGAGCTGACCGCCCGGATGAGCCTGCACGTCGGGACGCGCGTCCCGCCCCGCAAGGTGCCGGGCGAGTTCGTCCGCGTCGTCTCGCTCGGCGGCGTCGAGCGCGACCTCGTCTCCGATTCCTTCTCGCTCGCGATCGAGGGCTTCGCCGAGAGCGAGGGCCGCGCCCGCAAGCTCTGCGCGCTGGCCGTTGCGCACCTGCAGGCCGCGGGCCGCGCAGGCGTGCTCGGCGGCGTCGTCTGCTACGGCGTCGAGGCCGCAGGACTGCCGGGGAACCTCCCGCTTCCGACCCTCCCGACTCACTTCCGCTACACGGCGACGATCGTCGCGCACCTGCGCCGCGACGTCGGCTGAGTCCTCCCACGCACCGCTCCGACCGGGGCGGCGCTTCGTCACGCCTGAAAGGGGCACACGCATGAGCGTGAACAGCAAGAACGTCTTCGTCGGCGCACCCGACCAGAAGACGACCGGCGCGATCCTCACCGGGCCGCGCACGAACACGATCCCGAAGACGATCGACGACTTCAACACCGACGGCCTCGCCGACTGCGGCTACGTGAACGACGAGGGCGTGACGATCACCCCCTCGGAGACGACCGAGACGATCCGCGACTGGGGTCTGAACGTCGTCCGGCGCATCCTGACCGAGTTCGACGGGACGCTGAACTGGACGCACCTCGAACTCTCCGTCGCCGCCCTCAAGAACTACATGGGCGACGAGCAGGTCGAGGCCAGCGCCGCGACCAGCTCGAAGGGCACGCAGACCCGCGCCGCGATCGCGGGCAAGGAGCGCCCCGTGAAGGCGTGGTACTTCCGAGTCAAGGACGGCGATCGCCGCATCGTCGTCTTCGTGCCTCACGGGCAGGTGACCGAGCGCGGCGAGATTCCACTCACGGCATCCGGCGCGGTGACCCTGCCGGTCACCCTCTCGACCTACCCGGACACCAACGGAAACAGCATCTACATCTACACGGACGACGGCGTCGTCTCCGCTGCTGCCTCGGCGTAAGCCCTCAGCACCTCACCAAGCCGAAGGGCGGCCCGCGGGGGAACCGGGCCGCCCTTCGTTGTTCCCCGCCGTTCCCCCGCACACGAAAGAGGCAACACTCATGGGTTACAAGATTCCCGACTGGAAGAAGTCGATCGACCAGGACAAGTTCGACGTCGAGACGCCCGAGGGCACCTTCCAGCTCGTCAAGGCCGAGTACATCACCGGTCGTCAGGCCGAGGCGTTCGCGAAGGCCGACGAGACCGAGGGCGGTATCTACGCCGTCCTCGACGACCTGACTCCCGGACTCGGAACCGCGCTCATCGACGTGCCGGTGAAGTTCGTCAAGGAACTCGTCGAGGCGTGGCAGGAGGACTCGGGCGTGAGCCTGGGGGAATCCGAAGCCTCTGCGAGCTGATCGACCAGCACTCGGAGGCGATCGAGTCGGACCTGCTCGAACGCGGGTACCGGCTCGCCGACGTCGGCGTGCGCTACTCGTGGCGCGACCTGCTCGTCATGGTCCGTCGCTTTCAAGCCGTCCCCACGACGGCGACCTCTCGCTCTATCCACGGTGAGCGCTGGTCGGTCACCGACCAGTTACTCGCTGCCGTCGTCGATCTTCTGCAGGTCGGCAACTGGCAGCGGCAGAAGTCGAAGTCGGCCCCCAGACCGAAGCCTCTGCAGCGCCCCTGGGAGAAGGCGAAGACCCGCAGCTTCGGCTCGGGCGCAATCCCGATCAGTCAGTTCGCCGACTGGTGGGACTCCAAACGCAAGAAGAAGCGGGGGTGACGTATGGCCGGTACTGAGCTGGCTACCGCGTGGCTCCGGCTCGTGCCCTCGCTTGAGGGCGCGACCGGGGCGATCGCGAAAGAGCTGGGCGCGGTCGACATCAAGAAGGCCGGGTCCGGGGTTGGCGCGAACTTCGCGGCGAACATCGGAGCCGGTGTCAAGGCGGCCGCGACGACTGCAGTAGCGGGCGGCGCGGCCGCTCTCGGTACTGCGCTCGTCAAGGGCATCGGGCGTCTCTCGGCGCTCGACCAGGCCGATAAGAAGCTGCTCGGCCTCGGGCACTCGGCTGACACGGTCAAGGCGATCATGGGCGACGCTCTCGCATCCGTGCGAGGGACGGCGTTCGGAATGGACGCGGCCGCCACGGTCGCCGCGTCCGCGGTCGCTGCCGGTATCAAACCGGGAACCGACCTGCAGCGCACGCTCAAGCTCGTGTCGGATGCCGCGACCATCGCGGGCACCGATATGGGGTCGATGGGCGCGATCTTCAACAAGGTTGCGGCCTCGAACAAAGTCCAGATGGACACGATCAATCAGCTCCACGACGCAGGCGTGCCCGCGCTCGCGTCGCTCGCCGACTACATGGGCGTCACGGCCGAAGAGGCGTCGAAAATGGCGTCGAAGGGCGAGATCGACTTCAACACGTTCCAGCTCGCGATGGAGAAGACCCTCGGCGGCGCTGCGGCGTCCTCGGGCGACACCTTCTCCGGCGCAATGGCGAACGTCGGCGCGGCCCTCGGCCGCATCGGCGCGAACCTGCTCGGCGGTGTCTTCCCCAAGCTCGCCCCGCTCTTCCAGGCGCTCACGAAGGCGCTCGGACCGATCGAGGATCGAGCGAAGGGAATCGGGGAGGTGATCGGGGCCAAGCTCGCCCCGGCGTTGGACTGGCTCGAACGGGCGTTGTCCGGCAGTCTCGAACCCCTCCGCATCGCACCGTCGATCCTCGGCCCCCTCACGGGGGCTTTTTTGGCTCTCGGTGGCTCGGGCCTCGCGCCCCTGCTGGGGATGGTTCCGGGCCTCGGCGGCTTCGCGACGCAGCTCGGGCTGCTCGGCGGCCCGGTCGGAATCGCGATCGCCGCCTTCGCGGGCCTGGTCGCGACCTCGCCCGAGCTGCAGGCGGCCCTCGGGTCGCTGCTCTCGGCGATCGGGCAGGCGGCCGCGGTGCTCGCGCCCGTGCTCGGCGACGTCGCGACGCAGCTCTCGGTCGCGCTCGTCGGCGCGATCCAGGTCGCGACGCCGGTCCTCGTCGGGATCGTCGAGGCGTTCGCGGGACTCATCTCGTGGGCGTCCGAGACGGACGGCGTTGTGCAGGGACTCGCGATCACGGTCGGCCTGGCTGGCGGCGCGTGGCTCGCCTACAAGGGCGTGACCGCGGCGATCAGCTTCGCCGGACTCATCGCGGGCCTCTACCAGAAGGCGAGCGCGTTCGCAGTCGCCACGGCCGCGAAGGTCAAGGACAAGGCCGTGACCGTCGCGCTCATGGCGATGTACGCGAAGGACTTCGTCGTCGGTGTGGCGCAGACGATCGCCTCGCTCGCGCGGCAGACGGCCGCGTGGGTCGTCAACACCGCCGCGAAGGTCGCGAACAAGGCCGTCGATATCGCCTCGTCGATCGCGTTCTATCTGCAGCTCGGCGCGCTGATGATCGCGGACCTTGCGAAGCAGACGGCGGCATGGGTCGTCAACACCGGGGCGAAGGTCGCGAACACCGCGGCGATGGTCGCCTCGCGGGTGGCGCTGCTCGCCGGAGCTGCGGCAATGGGGATCGCGACGGCTGCACAGTGGGCGCTGAACGTGGCGCTCAACGCGAACCCGATCGCGCTGATCGTCCTCGCGATCGCGGCGCTCGTGGGCGCGCTGATCTGGTTCTTCACGCAGACCGAACTCGGGCAGGCGATCTGGGCGAACTTCACGACATTCCTCGGCGAAGCCTGGCAGAACATCGTGACCTTCGTCGTCGGTGTCTGGGAGGGCTTCACGGGGTGGCTGCTCGCCGCCCTCGACGGACTCTCGGCCTGGTGGACGGGGCTGTGGTCCGGGATCGGATCGTTCTTCACCGGACTCTGGGAAGGCATCGTCGCTTACGTCGTCGGCGTCTTCACCGGCTACTGCTCG